TTACGCTTGGTTTGAATAATTAAGGTATTTCTCAAATAAGCTGAGTTCATTTTTAGCTGTTTCAGGTTCAAGATGAGCGTAGATATCCATAGTCATTTGTAATGTTGAATGACCTAGCCTAGTTTGGATTGCTTTATAACTCATTCCAGCACTTAAACAGAGTGTAGCATGAGTATGCCTAAAGCCGTGAAAGCCGATATTTGGTAGGCCCACATTCTCAAAACAATCAAGTAAAGTATTTCTAAGTAGTCGACTATTAAGCACAGAGCCATTGAGATTTGGAAAAATCAAAGGTTGATTGGGGTTTCCGTATTTTAGAAACTCCTTTTTTATTTCAAGCTGCCATTTTGATAAAAGATTTAGTGTAGATTTATCTATATCTATTGTTCGATTACTTGTTTCTGTTTTGGGTGAAAATTGAATCTGATTGCTGTCATTTACTGTTTTTGATACTTTTACGGTTCGTTGATTAAAATCGATATCAGACCAGTTCAATGCAACTGCCTCGCCAATTCTGAGACCAGTTGAAGCTAGAAAAGGTAAAAGAATTTTTAATAGCCGCATTTTCCATTGAGGAGAAGCCTGATTATTTAAATAATCAAATAAACTTTGAAGTTGAGATTTAGTAAAAAACTTGATTTCTTTTTTTGTAGATTCTACTTTGACATTAGGCATCAGAACAGTTAAACATGGATTCGATGAAATAAGACCATTTGAAATAGCATACTTCATAATTCTATTGATTATAGTATATAATCTCTTATAATCGCTCATTTCGCCTTTTTTTCGTGCCTGACGCCCGTTTAAAGGTTTACTAGCGATAGTTGCCCATATATTAATTTGATGCTGTAAAATGGCAGTTGTGAGTTTATCTATCTTATACTTCCCAAATGCTGGGATAAGATATAATCTTAAATTTTTTTCTGTTTGCTTGACAGTTGCTGATTTTCTATTTATTTTATAAAAATCAAACCATGCTGCAGCAACTTCATCAAAAGTTTTTAAGACTTTAACTTTTTTAGTACAACCATTTTTTATGAACTCATTTTGAAGACGTGAAAGTTTAACTTTTATGTCTTTTTTTGTACGCCCAGTAATGGAAGTTCGCACTTGCTTACCTGTCAGCACATCAGTACCGATATAAGCGCCACGGAGAATATAACGTATTTCTCCGCCTTTTGTTTTGTATTCTTTTATATTTAATTTGTTCATGTTGATTTGTCTTTCTAGCACCGCCCAGTACGCAAAAGTCAAAACATGAAATTATTTAAATTAAGACGAGGGTTTATCATTATCAATAAAAACAATTTTTCCATTTTCTGCTTTAAATGTTCTGTCAATTAATCCTGATTTTAAGGCCATGCTTTTTGTAAAAAATTTTCGATCTTCGTTATCAAGTAGAGAATAGGCAGAGACTATATTAGTCAAATTATCATAATCTTGTTCTGAAAAATTTGGTCTTAGTTCATTAAAAAACTTTGTAAAGCGTTCATTACCAAGCTCCATTATAAAATTTGCCAATGAAATTATTTTCTCCTCTTTTTGTAAACCTAGGAGATACGCCTTATCTACGTCTAAAAATTCGGATAATTTATCAATGACATCTTGCTTTGGTTCTCTTTTACCATTTTCCCATTCTACAATAGTAGTTTTAGAGACCCCCATTTTTTCAGCCAAGTCCTGCATTGTCAAGTTATTTTTTTTTCTCTGTTTTTTGATTCTATCTGCTGTAAGTGACATATATGTTTCCTCTCTTTATATAAATTATATCAGAAAAATAAAGAAAAGATAGTTAAAGGACTGCTTTTCATTTCTTTTTTGTTGACAAGGATTGAAAAACAGTATATAATACACTTAAAGGATTGAAAAACAATCCCAAAAATAGAAAGGATACCTATCCAATATGAAGATATGGACAAATGAACAAGCTAAATCTCTCAGAGAAAGACGAGCAGGGATGAAACTAACTCAGATCGAAACATGTAAACTGATTGGAATTGGGGAAAAAACTTTGCGCAGCCTTGAAACAGGACCTTGTCAAGTTAAGCAAAGTATCTATATTAAAGTTCTCGAATTCATTTCAAAAGTATGCTGATAATTTTAAAATGTAAAAAATAAAAAAAGCGTACCGCCCAGTACGTTGAAATTGAAAGCATGAAAAAAAGGCCGATTAAAAAAACGGCAAGAAGTTTGACAGTTGTCAGTAGAATAATGAGGTAATAGTAAAAGAATTGAAAAATGACAACAAAAAAAGCTGAAACCACCACAGAAACAGCTTAAATATTTAGTAAGGCAAGCCTTGCGGGACTTTGCTTTACTCAAATTATAACATAAATATTATTTGAGGTAAAACAAGATGAAAGAAACTTATTACTTGCCCGATACTCGAGCATTAGATCTTATGAAACAAGTCAAAGCAGAATCTAAGTACCATATTTCAATGGCAAATGCTGAACGATTCTTTGACAAGTTTAAGAATATTGTCACTTTTAAAATGGTATCAAATGGATATATCGTTGAATTGGTAAGGGGATAAGGCATGATTGAAGATATTAATTTAAAAAATGCTGAGGTTTCAGCAATCCTAACAATGGTTTTAGATGAAGTTCAAGGAATTTACAGCCTTAAAGAAGAAAATTGGCACTATGAACTAGCTAGACTTAAAAATACTCTGATAATGTCACTTTATATGATGAATGAACGAGTACAAGATATTAATAAAATTGCTGGTTTAATCATGGAAGCTGATGCAAAAAAGGGGGAATCATGAGTATCTTATCATTTGAAGCAGAACAAGAGCTAACACAATCAGTATTAAACCGTGTTGATAAATTAGTTGAGGCAAGAGTTGAACAAAGTCGGGAATTCGCTTATAAGAAAAAATCTGATTTAAAACGAGAACTTTCAATAAATGAAGCCTACTATAAGAAATTGGTTGTTGCTGGACTTCGTGAAGTTATTCTTGAAGAAAATGATAAGACTGTTTGGGTTTCAAAAAAACAGCTTGAGCAGTTAATGGATAAATTAGCTGAATAGGGGGAAAAATTGACAAAAGTTAAAACTGATTACGGAGATTTGGAAAAACAACGCAAAGCATGGGAACGGTTAGAAAATAATCTAAAAAGTGTGATTAATCTTCCATGGGAAAAATTTGGAAACATTGATGGCGCTAAGATTCCTCCAAGTCTTGATTTGGTACATATCTTGCATCGTGATATTTATGAATATCCTTATCTGTCAGTAAAGTCTACAGGAGAAAATAAAAGAATCAAAAGACCTAGTTTGCATTTAAACAATGGTCAAAATACTGTATCTATTTTCTACGGTGGAGTTAATAAAAAAGCTGAAAAAATTGACGATGGAGAAGGTAAAGAAGTAGTTACATTAAAATCAAGTAAAAGTATACCTCGTTTTGTCAATGTGATCCTAGATTATTTATTTGGAAAGCTTGCTTTGCATAATGGATATTTATATGATATTTCAACCTCACAATTCAAACGATTGTCGGAGATGGATATTGCTCATGAATATAAATTAGGCAAGCGTTCTGACTTCACAGCTAGTGAGGTTGTAGAAATTATATCTTTTATAGATGAACAGATAAAGCTAAAACCTCTTAAGGAAATTAAAGCATCCATTATTGCTTGTCATGACTTTCAAATGGATCTACATCAAAAGAAAATTTTAAAAGATTGTTCTATCAAAGACAATGAATGTTACTTTAAAGTGTTTGATTGTCATCTCTCTGATGTAGTTGAGATGTCAATCTTGAACGCTAATTACTTAGGAATGGTGATAGATGATGCTGACAGTTTGCATAATGCGCAGCTACAGCCAATCTATCAAATGCTAGTGGCATGTCGTGAGATTACTAAGACAAGGTTCTTTGTCAGTAAATCTGGGACACGTACTGGTAAAGGGTTGCGTCATAAAGTAATTTCATCAATTTTTGATACGAAACATGTCAATCTAGACGAACTCTCAAATAAGGCAACGGCTGCAATGGCTTGGGCGGGATTTGATGGCGGAGAAATGTTGCTGGTGACTGAATCAGGAGAAATCGGAAAAAGTTTAGAACGTTATTTGAAAATACTGGCTACTGAAAGCACATATCGCGGTCGAGGTATTGGTCAAAACTATGCAGATATTAATCTTACTGGTGTGCTTTCTATTGATTCAAATGAAAAAGTTTTGTTTTCTTCTGAAATGAATAGCAGGGCTGTGAACATTGCTTTTAAGAATCGTCCTAAAGGGGAAACTGATAACGAACGTGAATCAATCTTTGCGCCTTACTGGGAAGCATTTACTGAACAGAGAGTATCTGAGACCAGTAGAGAAGCAACGCCGCTTGCAGGAGTGGCTGCTTTATATTCTTCATTTGTTTATTGGAGACAGAATAAATTTAAGTTTAATTTTAAACAAGTGGAGATGGATAACTTCAGTAGTGATCACTTTGATTTTGATGATGTACAAATTTATATTATCGAGGAACACATCAAAGGGAACAAGACAATAATCAAAACGGATGAGGTTCAGAAACTATTGAAAGAAACCTATTATGGTGCTGGAAGTCCTAAACGAAGAAAAGAAGCCCTTGATATTATTGGATATTTTGAAACTACAAGGAAATTTCCAACAAGAGATGGTAATCGAAAAACTTTTAGAGTAATTGCAATAGGGAATCCTCGTCGAGCATCAAAAGCAGTCACAGTATTTCTTGAAACAATGTATGAACCACCTTAATGACCACATTTTGACCACATATTTACCACGTTTTATTAATAGCTATAAATAGCAGTATTAAAGGAATGACCACGTAAAATACGCAAAAAACGTTTTTTGTTTTGATTAATATTTTTATAGAGTTTATACATAGGTTTTAGTTATACCAATTTTAAAGGTTGATTAGAGTATATATTATTACTTTATAGGAAGTTCATAAAAAACGTGTCCTCCGTGTCAATGGCTTAGTAGAGCTGTTTATGAGCGTGGTAAATATGTGGTTGACCACGCAAAAAAAGTGTGGTCAAAATCAAAAAGAAGAAATATCCTATAAAAATATGTTCAATATTCAACTATACCAATTTAATATAGGGGAAATGAATGAATTAAAAATGATATACGGCCAGAAGAGAGGAAAAGTATGTTTGAAGAAATGCTTCAACAAATGAGAGAAACAATCAGAGGAATTGTTTTAGATTCCATGCATGATTATATCTCTAAAGATAGTAAGTTTTCTCTGATTTTAACTCAAAAAGAAGTTATGGAGCTGATTGGCTGTAAGGATGAAAGCACATTCTCAATTTCATTTAAAGAACATTTGAAATTTGCTGAAGTCAAATATGGAAAATCAGGCACAAAATGGTCAAGAGATTTAGTTATTGAATGGTTCAAAGAACCAAGGAATTTGCAATTGCAAAGGAAAAAATAAGTAGAAAGTTTTGATCTAGTACTAACGGAAGTAGTGTTATTTTCTAAATATAATAATATGTCAGTGCTATCGGATTTGAATTAGGAGAGTAGAAGAAAATAATAATGAGCGATAAAGTAATTATGGTTTACACAGTAAATGATGTATCGGCGTATGTCTTTGATCAGACACCGGATAATATGAAGGTCATTGGTAAATGGCAAGATGACCCAGACCAGTTATTTAAACTAGGTAATACAGTATTTAATGGTACACATGTTGTGGCGGTTAAATTTTCAAAACGTGGGCCATTTGGAACAGTACCAGAATAGTCGGGAAGAAATCTTGAGAGAGACACCTAACGAAAACAGTTGTTTTAATTAATTTATAGAAACAGCGATTAACTCAATAAGCATAAGGGATTACAGGGTTTAGTCGTATTTCCGATTATAATATATATTTACCAATAAGAAATAGGGGAAAAAATGAGCATAATTAAATTACATAAACAAGAAGAAAATAATGAACCACAAGCCACTGTAAAACAGATTATTGAATTAATTAAAAAAGACTTTATTAATTCGGATGCTGATGTAGAAGCTTTAATGACTTTAATAAGTTGTGGAATTGACCTATTGTCTGAAACTTTAGGCGTATCTGAATTGAGTACCTCACCTCAACTTATAGATGAAAACAACACACTCAAAGCACAAATACAAGACTTATATGCACTTAACGATTCAATGATTACTGCAGACCCTAACCATATTCCAAGATATACAGACGGAACGATTATTAAATTATCTGATTTAGTAGATATGAATGTACAAGCCTTAGACAATATCGCGGAGTTAATAGGCTTTGAATTAGAAGAGTAAATAAAAAAGGCTATCAACAAGACAGCCATAGGGAGGATAAAATGTTAAATTTTAACCCACACTCTAACATTAATCGCTGAATGTTAGAGAATCAAAAGAAGCTGAATAAAATAGATAAGGCACTTAATCAATCTGATCATAATATATCCACAAAGACATTGCAAAAGAATTAGAAAGATACTTAGAAACCTAGGGCTATCATAGTACACCTTTCGATATATTTATTATATCACGGAGGAAGCAATGTATATCAAGAAACCAAAGGCGAACTACTTGGGGTTAAGTCATGAGCAATGGTTAAAGCTCAGGGACATCTTAGCTATCATCATGAGACATAAGCCACAGCCTTATCAATCCAATCTGATTGTGTCGGCTCTTAAAAGGATTGAAGATAAAGCACAACGAAGTATCTTTGAGTGCTACTACTTTAAACGTGAGGGGATTGTTTCTATTGCTAAGAGTAGAGGGTTAACGGAGCGAGTGGTCGGTCAGCTCCTCATACGAGCCGTACAAGCGTTCATTGAACAGTACGACGATGGACACTTACTCTTAATGTTTAAAGATTCCGAACTAGAAAACGAAGAAACAGAATAAATCTTATATTTTCTGTCAAATATACCCCCGGGTCTAAAAAAATCGGCTCTAATTCCAAATTTACCACAGACCGGTTGGGGTCTTTTAACCAAAAATAAAGCTATTTTTTTGAGAAGGGGGGGTGTTAACTGAAAACAAAAATACAAATAAACGGCTCTGTTAAGCTATTTATACTGTTTTTGTTGAAAAATGTGCTGAAAACGTTGAAAACACTCCAAAGTCAATAAAAATAACGATTGAGGAGATTTTGTAATTCTAAAAAATATAAGGGAAAAACCGCCCTAAAATGGTCAATATTGATAAAACAACTGTTAAAAAACAGCTAAATGTTAACGAACTGAGAACAATTATTTAAAAACGAGGAGAACTAAAAATGTTAGAAAACACACAAAAAATTTATCAATTAATTCTAGAGACAGAAAAGAAATTTAACGATGAAAAGGCGAAGCTGGTCAAAAGACGAGAAACGCTCCAAAAGAAAATTGATAGCAAGGTTCCTTTTTCAAGTGCAGCCAAAAAACGTGAAACAAGATATGAAGTTGAGGAAATTGACATTTCACTCGAGGAGCTAGAACGAGATAAAAAACAAGCCGTCCTTGATTTAGAAGTATTACCTCAATTGAAAAAAGCTCATGATGAAGATAGTAAGACATGGGAAAGCTCAAGTAATAAAAAGATTGATAAGCTTTTAAATGACCTCAATTCTAAAATTATTCCTCTCATGAACGCTGCAGAAAAAGAGACTAGCGAATACAGAAGTTCAGAACGTGAACTTAGTAGCAACTTAGAAAATAAAATGAAAGAATATGATTTAGAACTTTTACCCTTACAATCTTATAAAGAAGCTCATGGAGAGCGGCATGTATCTGAAAGACTAAAAGGTATTCTTCGTGCTGTTCACAAAGATTTTGACCCGAGACTCATCGCGATGCGAGAAGTGCGAAAATATAACGCTGAGATGAATCAGTATCGCGAAGAATATCGTCAAAAGGAAATTGAAGAGACGGGAGCTTATCATGATGATGGGGGTGGTCTTATCATTCTAAAAGAAGCTAAATATAGAGCATGGCTTCGTAAAGAATATGGAGAAAAGACCAAAGAAAAATGATATAATAGGAGTGTACTTTTTAAATAAAAAAACCGCTGAGAATTGGCTTAGTGGTACTAAAAACGCTACTTTTTAAGGGCGTTTTTTGTTTATCCTTGAATTAACGATAAAAGTTCAAGGAGAAAGTCATGGCAGATACACCTTTAGGGAAAATGATAATTGAAATGGGGTTTGATGATTCCAGCTTTTCAAAAGGCATTACTGGCGTTAACAAGCAATTAGCTGCCTTAAAAAATGATTTAAAAACTTCTCAAACCTCATTTTCAACATTTGGTAAAGGTGTTGATGGAGTTAGAAGTCCAATGGAAGTTTTGAATAAATCAATTGCTAAGCAAAAGGAACAGCTTGATTTATTGAAAAAATCATATTCAGGCTCACTAGTAGATGGGAAAGCAACTTCCAGTACTCAAAAATACGCGAACCAGATTTCTCGAGCAAATGCTCAATTAGCACAATATCAAGCTCAATTAAAAAATGCAGCAATTGAACAATATAAACAAACTTCTATCCTGCCTAAACTATCATCAGGTTTTGAAAAGATAAGTGGAGGATTGGACACAGTTTCCAGAAAAACCGCACCAGTCACAGTAGGAATTACAGCCGCTTTTGCAAAAGGAGTTCAAGCAGCAACCAATTTCAATGGTAAGATGACTGAAATTCAAGCATTGCTAGCTGATGATACTTCGCCAAAGCAATTAGCTCAAAATATGGATGTACTATCCAGCAAATCTAAACAATGGGCTAGACAATACGGTATTGATACATCTTCCATTAATGAAGGTATGGAAGAAATGATAAAGCGTGGTTATGATTTTAATCAAACAGTTGGGGCTATGCCAGCAGTATTAGATGCCTCAAGAGCATCAGGGGAAGATTTCGGAACGGTAATGTTTGCGTCAACTGCCATTCTTGAACAGTTTGGTTTAAAGACTGAAGATACAGCATCCATGATGAAAAATACCCAACGTGTAACGGATAGTTTGACATTTGTAGCCAATAAAACATCTGCAGGATTTGAAGACATGGGTGTGGCAATGGAATATGTAGGACCAGTTGCTAATTCATTGGGAATGAGCCTAGAAGAAACTTCATCTGCAATTGGTTTACTTTCAAATAATGGTATCGAAGGTGAAAAAGCTGGTACTTCATTACGTGGTGCTCTATCTCGCTTGTTAAAACCTACTAAACAATCTTCGGCAGCTTTTGAAGAACTTGGCATTAATATCGATGAGTGGAAAAAAGGAAATATCGGTTTACCTGATATGCTTGATACCATCAAGAAATCAACAGAAGGAATGACCCAAGCTGAAAAGAGTTCATTAATTGCTAAAGCATTTGGTGTAGAAGCTCAAACAGGTATGAATGTGCTAATTAACCAAGGCGGAGATGCATTACGCAACTTAACCAAAGAAACACAAAATGCGACTGGTTATACTAAAAAACTCGCAGACCAAATGAACAATTCTGATAAGAATGCTTTTAATAAAGCTAAAGCGACTTTGGAAGTTTTATCAATTGATTTAGGTCAAAAACTCTTACCTTCAATCATTCCAGTTGTTAAGGAGATAGATAATCTAGCCGGTTCATTTGAAAAACTAAGTCCGGAAACTCAACAATTTATCATTCATATGGCACTTGGAGCAGCTGCAATTGCACCAACAGCGAAGGCGCTAAGTGGGTTAACGAGTATTGTTTCTGGAGTTACAGGAGTTTTAGGAAAAATTGGAGCAAAAGGGGCAGGCGAACTTGCACTTAGAGGGATTTCTACAGAAGCAACAGGAGCAACCGCTGCGATAGCTGGGGGAGGGGGGCTATCTGCTTCTTTAGCTGGAATCTCTCCAATATTAGCTGGTTTAAGTCCAGTGGCTGTAGGTGCATTAGGTGTAGCTGGTCTAGCTGGATTAATAGTTGTTGTAAGTAAAGCTGTAGATGAAGCTAAAGAAAGAATGAAGTTATTTGGTACAGTAAACGTTCCTCAAGAAACAGTTTCTAAAGTTGAAAATTTCAAAAGCAAAATTGATGATTTGACTGGAGCGACTACGCTTTTTGAAACAGAGGGGACTAAAGCTTTTAAAAATGTCGCACAAGCAATCAGTGATTTAAAAACTACAACTGATAGTGATATTGATTCATCTACAAAAAAATTAGTTGATGAAGCAAAAAATCTAGGCTTTGGTAAAGACGTTATTGACAATATTAAAAGCGGAGGAACCACTGCGAAAGCAGTTGTTCAGCAAGCTACGGATGAAATAACAAATATTTATAAAAATGCAAATGGAGAGCAAGGGAAACTGTCATTCATACAACAGACGCAAGTAGCCACTGCTCAGCAAAAAATTGCAGAACAAGAAATAACCGCTTTAGGTATAACTGGAAATAAGAAGAAGGCTTTGATGCAAGCATTAGCTGGAGATATTAATAATATTTCCGCTCAACAGGCTCGGGAATATGAAGCAAATATTCAAGAAATCCTGAATAAATCAAATGATACTTTTTCTCAGAAAAAAAGCCAACTTGAAGATCTTTTGAATCATGGGAAAATCACTCAAGAACAATATACCTCACAGGAAAAACAAATTCAAAATGAACATGATGCAACAACAAAAGCCTATCTGAGCACGTTAGAAAACATGATTATGAAGCAAGGAGAAGGGCTATTAGAGGGAACAGATCAGTACAACACTTGGTATAATTCTGCAAAATTTATATTAGAACAGTATGGTGTAAACATTGATAGTTTATCGCAAAAAAGTGGTACAGCTATAGATGCCATTACTGCTACATCAAATAGCTTACAAATTTGGAATTCTATCCCAGACCCAGTGAAAAAACTTCTTGGAGACAATTCAGATTTTAAAAATCATGAGGATGAAGCAACACAGCTTTTAATAGCGTGGAATTTAGCAACAGCACCTGCAAAGAAATTGTTGGCAGAAGACTTGACTAAGAACCCTACAATGTCTGCACAAGCAATGATAAATACTCTAACAGGTAAATCTGTACCCCTAGGAGCTATTGACGGAACAGGTAAAGGAGTAAATAGCGCTGCCGCAACAATTGCTGCATTACAAGGTAAAACTGTAGGAATTGATGCCAATGACAGTGGAGCAAGAAAAACATTGAGTGGATTCTTAGGTGATATTCCGACTTCAAAAACAATTGATTTAATCATAAATAAAACAAACAATGCCCAAGGGACACCATACCATCCAGGCGGACTTGCTACGGTTAATGACCAAAAAGGGCCAACTTATAAGGAATTGATCAGTTTGCCTAATGGAGTAAGTTTTATTCCAGAAGGTCGAGATGTGACAATGCCACTGCCTAAAGGAACAAAAATTTTAAAAGCTAGCAAAACAGCTCAACTTATTCCTAAATATGCCGATGGGACTGGTGGTATTCCAGCTAATGCGAAAATATTTAGAGATATGCGGGCAGTTCAACAGCAATTAGTAGTTAATGCTCCAGTTGTTGACAATAGTAAGCAACTGAATGCCATTTTAAGTATATTGGAGACAATAGCTTCAAGTGGAACAAACAAAGATGTTATTAATGCTTTACAACTTTTAAGCAATCGTCCAGCAGTTTCTGTTTTCGATAAAAATGATGCAGCTAGAACTTTAACGCCGCTGATTACAAAGCAACAGTCCATTGATAAATCAATCAAAGATATAATTAATGGGAGAAGACTATAAAAAGCATTCTTAATGAATGCTTTTTTATTTAGGATTAAATTTTTTTGAACAGATAAGGAGAGTGTAAAAGCTTCAGGAGCTTGTGACCATCAAATTGTGGTAAGCAATTATTTAATTATGATAATGTAGATATAACAACACAATAAATTTTTACAAATCAATTTTGCTATAATTAAGTTACTAGAAGATATTTAGGAGAAAATTATGGAACTAAGATATAATGGGACAGGAAATGTCGTTATTGAAGGAAAAGAAGCAGTTTGTCATCTTTACACTAATAAAGAAGAAGGAGGAGTGCTTTTTAAATTAGAAGTTCAAGATGCGTTGGCTAGTGAACTCACTTTTCCACGAATATTAGAACAACTATATGTGGAGTTATCTAATGGATATAGGGTTATTTTACTGAATTGCACACGAGTTGGAGGGACTAGTAGTAAAATTCCAAGTGGCATAACAACTTTTACATTTAATGCCAAATATCATATTACAGACTTTGGTAGTGGAGAAGAATTTGAAAACAAGTTTGATAGCATTTATTTTTATACTTTAGGACTTTTAGATTGGGGTGGAATATACGCTTATGGTATAGATAAAGAATATAAGGTTTTTGATGAAAAAAAAGAAGATATAAGTATTTATGAAGATGAAGAAATACTAGTATCTTATGGAGTTTCAGGAAGCTTTCTTCCAGTACATGAATCTGAGTTAGCAAGGGATATAATTGAACTAAAACAAGAAAGTTACTTTAAAATTGAATTTAAAAAAGCAACGGAATTAAACAATTTTTTTGATGTTTTTAAGAAAATAAAAAGACTTGCCGAATTTACAGCTCTAAAGACGATTCACCCTAATAGAATAGAAGCATACTCAAATTCAAACTTTGATATGATTGATGAACATAAATTTATCCGAAAAATAAATGTATTATCCTCAGAAGTTAATGAGACAATACCATCGAGTTACGATGGTATAGAAAGATTAGTTACAATTCATTTGGAAGAATTGGCAAGAAATGATAGTTTTAATAAGTATATGTCTAGATATGACCTTTTTGAACCAATTATTGAATTATATTTGGAGATGCTCTATAATAAGGATATTTCAAATGTTAGATTATTTTTAAGTATTATAGAAGCACTTGAAACATATCATTCTAGATTTAAGGCAAATACAATAGATGATTTTAATGTCAGATTGCAAACGTTGTTGGGAGAAATGACAGAATCTAATAAGAAATACTACGAGGATTTTTTGTTAGGTGAGTCCAATAATAAAAATCAACGTTTCATTTTTTTAAAAAATAGATTGGCTGATTTATTATTAGCAGATAATAAAGTATCGTTTGATATTGGGGATATAGAAAGAATGGAGTTTTCGGATGTAATTTCTTCTACAAGAAATTATTATATTCATTATGATGAAAGCATAAAAACCAGAGCAAGAATTCTATCTGAAGAAGAAATTAGTATATACAATAGAACTTTATTAGTGATTTTAGAGTTTCATCTTTATACAGAAATAGGATTTATTAATGAACAGTACCTATTGAAAAAATTGTATCAAAGATGGGAAAGGGCAAGTAGCATACTTGACATAGAGCGTGCATTTACTCATAAATATGGTGAGCAAAAAAATTCATAATACATTTGTAATAGTACTACTTATTCTTAGAAAGATTTTAATTAAAATGTTTGAAGAAATTTATAAACAGATTGAAGCTGAAGTAATAAAGATTGCGTATCAGATATCAATTGATGAAAACCAAAAAAATGTCTACAGTTTAAATATCGGTGAACTACAGCTTAGAATCTATACACAACTTGAAGCAGTTTTGAAATCGAAATATTTAAAAGACGTTAATATATCTAATAAAAAACAAAACCCCTATTATGATGAATGTATCAAACCATTAGGTCTACAAAACAAAAGTATCTTAGTTTATTGGGTAAATTATCACCTTGAAAAGATTTTTTACGATGATGTGTATATAAAAACAGTCAATAGGCTTATGGAAGATGGGGTTACACCTAACGGAAATGATATGAACTATAAATTTAATAATGCTTATCAAAATCTACGCCATTCATTTGAACGTTCATTAAAGGTCTATGGTACAATAGAATATTTATTTGAAGCATTAGCAGCGTTGTTCATAGCTCTTGATATAAATAGCTCTCAAATATTCTCAAAATATAAAATTGATTCCACCGATAGCGATAAAGTTTTGTACTGGGCTAAAGGTACAAGCAGCATGTGTCTAAGTATGGAAATTAAAAAATAA